ATTTCACTTCCCCTTCCCCACCTCAAACGACTATAGGATGGATTATCACAGGCCTACCCACTTTCAAGATTGATATGAAGATCACATCCTTCTCACAAGGTAAAATTGCCACTTTAGAAACTATAGATGGAAGTGCAGCCCCATACAGTCCAGTAGACGTCTACGTAAATGGTGTACCGGCTATGATTCAGGAGCCCCTATTCACAAACACATTCAAACCGGGTAGATTCACAGCCTACGTGTCTCCCAATGTGGACATCCCAGATATTCCAGTTGAAATAAATCAAAACATTTCACTTGGAAATTACGCAAGCCAGCGTGATCTGAACACGGACGTGGCGTGGCAGGACGTGCAGCCACCGGGCAGGTTGTTCCCTGAAAACAAGTACTTTGAAACAAAGGGTCAAGGGTTCAGTTCTGGATCTCTTCTCGCGTTACAGGCAGTGGGCCCGCAAGAAAAGTACCTTCTGTCGGACGATATGACCAGGTCGCAGTGGAATCCAGCGTACAAGCACTACTCCAATTACGTGATGTACCAAAAGGTTTACCCTTTCCCGCCACCAAGTCCGTCTTATCAAGGTCAGACTGTTCAGATTGAGCTCCGACCAACAGAGATGGGCCACCTTCTATCAAACATGTATCTATCTGTGACTTTGCCACCTCTGGCTGGTTCCAACAGTTACACGAACAACGTTGGCCGCGCTCTTATAAAAAAGGTTGACCTCTTGGTGAATGAGACGATCATTGAAACGTTGTACGACGACTGGTACGTCATTCGCGATCAGATGTTTCTGGACGCCGATGAGCAACTTGGATTGCAAACGGCGATCAACGTGTCAAACGCACAGGTTGGTGGGACGCTCACGATTCCTTTGGAGTTTTTCTTCTGCCGGCGGTACTCACACAATAACAAAGGACGTGAACGCCTCCGCAAACCTTATTTCCCATTGTGCTCCATGTGGAATCAGCGTCTTTATGTCCGATTTACTTTCCACCCCAACACGTGGTGGGCGAGTCTACCATCCAACACCTCCGTGGATATATACCCACCGGGTACAACCTCATGGCCAAAGATTATTACAGAGGAAATTTTACTTGAAAATTCAGAAAAGTTGTACTATCAACACACTCCTCTCAAGTATATAGTTAACAGAGTTCATAAAGAGTCTTCACTGTTCTTTAATAGCGCAAATCCTATACTGCAATTGACCGCCAGCTTTCCAGTCCAAGTCATTTCATGGTTTTTTAGAAACAAAAATTACGAAACCTTGACGAATGGTAAATACTACAACTCGCGTTACAGCTACGGGTACACAACTCAATATATCCAAACTGGTATAGAGCTCCAATTTCCATCGGGGAATTCAAACTATGTGGACGTGATCAATAACGCCAAGATTACTCTCAATAACGTTGATATTCTGAGCACGTTTCAGGGTTCTCTGTACTACTCATTCAAACAGCCCATGGAGCATGGGCTCTCAATTCCATCAAAAAATATCTACATGTATTCTTTTGGTTTAACTCCGAAAGAATACAACCAGGGAGGGTATCTCAATTTTTCAAAATTAAATTCACAAACTACCAGTCTTCAAATTAACTTCAATCAAGCTTATACTAGTCAAATTATTACTGGATACAACTTGTACCTATTTTACTATGGGTACACTCTTCTACAGTTTCAGGGAGGCTTTGCTTCTCTTCCATTCCTCTGAGAACCTTGATAATTCCGTTAGAAATTGCCCATCTCAGAAAGTTGAGCTGTGCGCACGTAGTCGTCAACCCTTGGAACTCTGTCCGCTCTGTTCTGCAGAACGGATCAAAAAGCTTTTTACTGTACCCGTCCAGACTGGACTTGTAAGCCACATGTACCGTAAACACCTTGCCACTCGGAGCCGTGAACGTCACGTGGTTATTCTTGGAGTAGTTTGTCACGAACCACTCCAGTTTGCGAAGGGACGGGCCCTTGCCATTACCAATTATACTATGAAGTTGTTCACGATTCTCGGGAATCTCAAAAAATTTAGTCAGACTCGCGAGAAGTAGATCAGACTTGGACATTAACTACTTTAGTTTTGAAATCTCTAAGCCCTGGTTCACTCCCAAGGAGCCTTTTCCTCTGTTACTTGGACTTCTACCTGCGGTTTCCCTTGAGGAGATTGGCCTTGATGAAACCCACAGTAGCCGTTCTCTTTCGGCGTCTTGAGACAGCGCTGTTTACTTCTGAGAATTCCTTTGCAAAAATTGCATTCAACACTCAATGTATCTTTTATGAGACGCTCAATGGGGATGTCATAGAGGTGCGAAACCACGTCTAAAATAGCCCGAGTTTTGAGGCTTGTGCGCCTCTCCACCTCCTCCTCTATGAGTTGTATAATTTGGTGCTGCAACGCAGCCATACCTACTCTAAAGGCGCAGCTTTTATGCCGCCAGCAAACATCGACAGGAACGCCTTGCGCGCCTTGAGCTCTTCAGTACACTCGGTCTTGGCCATGAACTTTTTGTCAAAAATCATGTCGGCACTGACGAGCGGCTCTAGGAGGTCCTGTACGGGTTTCTTGAACTGGTTTGTGAAGTAATATTGGTAATCAATCGGGACGTTCTTGTCACGGACCCATGTAGGGTCCTCAGCCTTTTCAAACATCCTGCCTTCACCCTTCACGATGACAAAAGGCACTCGGTCACCTTGCTGCGGCTCCGACCCGGGCGCACGCGCCTTGATCTTGTCTCGGACCGCCACGTGAGCCATAGGCACCTTGTACGCCGACGCGAGCTGCTTGCTCATCAAAAGGGACTCCATGGGCACTTGACCGTGCATGAGCTTCTTTGCAGCGTCCCGCGCCTCTTGAATAACCGGCGTCGGGTCGCTTGACTCCAGAATCATACCCAAGAGCTTTTTGAGCGTCTCTCGCACGAAAGGACAGCTGTCACGCCGGACCACCTGCAGACCCTTGACGTCAATCTTTTTGAAGCACACCGTCACAGTCCCGTCGGGACTGGTCTTCCCTTCATACATCTTTGCTGCGTAACGCTTTTTTGAGTACAGAAAATAAGGGCAATAAACCTTCTCAAGTTCCAGATCGTTCGGCGCCTTGAAGAGTTTCGTGCATTGCTCAGCTGCCTCATCACCGAGCTTCCACGAGTAGTCTATCGCCTCTTGGCCTTTGCGACCCTGCACATCAAACTCCACCATCACCGAGTCCGTGTTCTTCACGATCATACACCCGACACCGGCCTGAAAGGTCCCGGCCTCCGTCTCGAGGTCGTAGACGTAACCGTCCCATGAGTCGTGAAGGATATCTATCTTCTTGATTGCGTAAGGATTCTTCCGGAAGGATGATTTGGTAAATGTGAGTCTGAAAACATTACTCTTGTCTAAACGCGTATTCAGAGAGACCTTGAACCCTAGCGACGTCAGAAACATGAAGTACCACTGAGCCGTAACCTGATTCTTGGTGTCTATCCGAAGGCACCCACCAACCTCGTTATCACGACGGCACCCGTCGCTCGCCCACAGACCTTGAAAAAAGGAATCATGACCCATGGCCTCGAGTGGCACCTTCTTTGCTTGACCGTCGTAGCACAGTGTGCGCCAAGTTTTGACGAGTTTGAAAATGTCACCGCGTGGCGAAAGTTTATAGACTCCGGAACTCTCAAGGGTGTCCATTATAACAAACTTGTAGTCAGGGTAGAGCACCTCGAGGATATCTTTGCAATTGTTTAGTAAGTCAATATTCTGATTGTTGATTGCCCACGTCGCCTTGGATCCCGAAGGACACTGATAATGACCACACGAACCATCACCGACGAACATTCCGAGTACAAACAAGAACTCGTCGGAGAATGACGACCCATTAGAACTAGATGGAAATGAATGAAACAGCTCTTGACCCCGAGCAACATCAGGCTTAAGTAATTCACACGCGGGGCTCAAGAGTGAATGATCTTCCGTCACGTCGACCAGCCCGGTGTGGGTCAGGACGCGCCAGATCTTCTTTTGACACTTGTGCCTGATAACACGCTTGATCGGCTGCCAGCCGAGGTGCGTCCACGCCTCTAAGTCTGAGAGGTTGCACTGCTCCTTGGCCGTTCCTTCTTTGAGGAAGCCTGGATAATCACTCCACGATTCTGCAAGGTTCTCAATTTTCTGAACCGATACCACGTCACGTCGTCGGATGAGCACTGGCGTCTCGGGCATCACAGAGTCACCATATCTAACCTTTGCACCCGGGAAGTTCGCCTCCACGTAGTTTTTCGTCTCCTCAATCATCTGTCGTCCTCGCATCGTAACAGTTGACGCGATGGCGACGCACGGAAGCATGCCCTTAGAAGCACCAGTAAACCCGTAAATTGAGTTCATGCTAATTTTATAGGCCAACTGCTGACCGTTGTAAATAGCCTCCATGGGCGTCCCTTCATGCTGCGCCATCAACTTCTTGGCCTTTTTGCGGAACGCCTTGAGGTCCATGAGGATGGTTGGGAGAAGGGAAACCACGCCCTGTGCGAAACGATGCGGCCCGTACTGCTCGTATTCAACTCCGGGCAGGTTGTCGTACTTGGGATCCATCACTAGCGTAGAATAACACAGGTTGTGAGCACACATGATGCTCGGGTACAGACTCGCAAAGTCAAGTGCCGTGATGGGCCCGTAGTAGGCCCCGGTCTGTGCGTCAAGCACCGTCGCACCCTGGTAACCATCAGAGGCGCCTGCAACCATCGGTGGTTGTTTAAACGTTGGAATGATGAAGTTGAGCTCTCGGGCTTTCTTGGCCATCTGCGAAAACACCTTGATTTGCTGCCCCCGCTCACTCAAAAATGAAAGGGGGACCCAACATGCCTTGGCCATCTCTATGAAGTTCTGGATTTGACACAGCTTCTCCATAAGAGCGTGCGGTAGCTCTGTATCCTTGATACAGTACGCCGCCACCTCACCGAGGAGTTTGGGGTCGCCACCTGCAAAACGGGAGAAAATCTCCTTGACGGGCATGTCGTTTTTCTGATCTTTCAGAAAATGCTTGGACACATTGTTTAGCGAGTAGCTCTCAAGCTTGTGCTCACGCTTCACATCTTGGAAGAGATCAAATACGTACCGGCCCTTCATAGGCGTCATCTTGAGGAGGTTGTTACCGAGTGCGCTTGAACTCAGGTTCTTTTCAGTCACCTTCTCAATCGGAGAGTTCTTGACGCGCCCCCAGATGGTGCTCGCGCCTGTGAGCACAGCCCTAAAGTGTAGAAACTCCAAATCAAACCCAAAGATGTTCCATCCAGTCAGGATATCGGGATCTATTTTGACGAGATATTTCTGAAAAGCATCAAGCAGCTCCTTCTCGGTC